AAAGGGAGGCGGCGCGGCCGGTGTCCCCCCCCCGGGGGCGTGTTGGCCGACAAGCAGTCCTAACCTGCAAGCCAGCCAAGGCCCTCCCGCTCGCGCGAGCGCCGGGGAGCCTACCTGAAAAGAAGGCAATTTTGCAGGATGTTTGACATACGTTGCGGCGGCTGTAGCCGCCTGCTCGCCCGCGTAAGCGGTTGCTACACCATTCAAATCAAGTGCCCGCGCTGCCGGACACTCAACCATCAGAAGGCCGAGAGCCTCCCCAAAGCGCCGCCGAGCGCCGATCTAAAGGAGTCTCTATGTCTGCACAACCGATCATCCCTTGGCTAGGCGGCAAGCGCCGGCTGGCCGACCGCATCTTCCCGCTGTTCCCCCAGCACAGCTGCTATGTCGAGCCGTTCGCGGGCGGCGCGGCGTTGTTCTTCCTGCGTCCTGTGCCGGCCGACGTGGAGGTGCTCAACGACATCAACGGTGACCTGGTCAATCTGTACCGGGTCGTCCAGCACCACCTGGAGGAGTTCGTCAGGCAGTTCAAATGGGCGCTGTCGTCCAGGCAGGTCTTCAAGTGGCTGCAGGAGACCCGACCCGAGACGCTGACCGATATCCAGCGAGCGGCGCGATTCTATTACCTGCAGCAGAGTGCGTTCGGTGCACGCGTCGAGGGGCAGACCTACGGCACGGCCACCACCACCCCGCCAGGGCTCAACCTGCTGCGTTTGGAAGAGAGCCTGTCCGCCGCCCATCTGCGACTCAGTAGCACCTACATCGAGCATCTGAGCTGGCAGGAGGTAATGCACAAGTACGACCGGGAGCACACCCTGTTCTACTGCGATCCGCCGTACTGGGATACAGAAGGGTATGGGGTTCCTTTCGAGTTCGGGCAATACCAGGAAATGGCGAGGATGCTCAAAGCGATCAAGGGCAAGGCAATCATCAGCCTCAACGACCATCCAGCCATCCGGGAGTGCTTCGCTGGCTTCCACATCGAGGCGACGGACATCAGGTATACGGTGGGTGGCGGCAAGGGCAGCCAAGCGCGGGAAGTGCTGATATTCAGCTGGGATGTTCTGGCCGAACCGGCAGGGCTATTCTGAGGTGCCAATTAAGCCGCGAAATTTAAACAGTCGCGGCGATGGGCGCTGTGCCAATCTTCGTGTGTCACGGTGCCAAAACCGGCGCGCGCTTACAGTTGGTGTCGTCTGATGGTTTGTGTGTCGGGCCAAAAAAGCCAAAGCAAATTCTCGATCTTCCAAGCGACTCGGACCCCATTCCCCGTCAGGAGGCCGAGTGGAGGTGTTGCGCAGGGGGACGCGAGGCAGGACGCCGAGCGAGGAGCGAAGGGGCAGGGACGCCCCTCCGTGACGGCCCCCGGAGCGACACCGGAAGGAGGGAAGTCTGACCGCAGGCCAGACCCGGATGTCGGGGTGGCCTTCTTTTTGGTTACTTTTTCTTGGCCAAGCAAGAAAAAGTGACTCGGCCGGGGGGCCGAAACCCGATGTTTCAGCACACTCGAAAAATTACCTAACCACCGCCCCAAAAACCTAAATAGCAGTAGCCCCACCATCCACCGTCAACGCATGCCCAGTGGTGAAAGCCGCCCCGTCACTGCACAAATACATCACCGCAGCCGCCACCTCCTCGACCTTCCCCACCCGCCCCACTGGGTGCATGGCGGCCGCAAACTCCGCCTTGCGCGGGTCCGCCTCGTAGGCGCGACGGAACATATCGGTATCGATCACCGCCGGACACACCGCATTCACACGAATGCCCTTCTTGGCATATTCGATCGCCGCCGACTTGGTCAGTCCGATCACCGCATGCTTGGAGGCCGCATAGATGCTCATCTTCGGCGCCGCGCCCAGTCCCGCCACCGACGCCGTATTGACGATCGCCCCGCCACCCTGGGCGAGCATCACCGGCAACTGGTACTTCATGCACAACCAGACGCCCTTGACGTTGACGCCCATGATGGCGTCGAACTCCGCCTCGCTGCCTTCGGCCAACCGCCCCTGCTCGATCTCGATGCCGGCATTGTTGAAGGCGTAATCGAGCCGCCCGTAACAGCTAAGAACCCGCTCGATCATGCCGCGAACCTGCTCGTCACGGGTCACGTCGCAGCCGATGAACAGCGCCTCGCCACCGGCGGCGCAAATCTCCGCCACGCAGGCTTCGCCGCCGCGCTCATCGAGATCGGCAACCGCCACTTTCAACCCCTGGGCCGCAAACGCCAGCGCCGTGGCACGGCCGATGCCCGCCGCCGCGCCCGTTACCAGGGCTACTTGCCCGGAAAAAGACATGCTCATGCTGGAAATCCTGCTCGAATCGAAGAGACGCGGCACAAACGTGACCGCGAACGTAACACCGGTCATGGTTATACCGTCATCGCCCGCCTCGATTAAGCGCCATCCCGCGATATCACCCAGGCGGATGCCCCTGTATTTCGAACTTCCTTCCTTGCTTGCAGCAATGCCGTTGGCGGGCTAAACCAGACTTTTGCCCAATCGGAGGCGTCCATGAACATCAAGAACCGGCAATTCCTGCTGGCCCAGCGCCCGGTCGGCGCGCCAACACGTGAGACCTTCGACTTCACTGAGATCGAACTGGGTGAACCCGGACCCAAGCAGATACTGGTGAAGAACGAGTACCTCTCCATCGACCCCGCCATGCGCGGCTGGATGAACGATGCCAAGTCCTACATTCCGCCGGTCGGGATAGGCGAAGTGATGCGCGCGCTGGGCGTCGGCCGGGTCGTCGCCTCGCAGCATCCGGATTTCAAGGAAGGCGATTACGTCAACGGTGCCCTGGGTGTTCAGGATTACTTCCTCGGCGAGCCGAGAGGCTTCTACAAGGTCGACCCCGACCAGGCGCCGCTGCCGCGCTACCTTTCGGCGCTGGGCATGACCGGCATGACGGCCTATTTCGCCCTGCTGGCCGTGGGCGAACCCAAGACGGGCGAGACGGTGGTGATTTCCGGCGCAGCCGGGGCCGTCGGCAGCGTGGCCGGGCAGATCGCGAAGATAAAGGGCTGCCGCGTAGTGGGCATCGCCGGTGGTGCCGACAAATGCCGCTTTCTCACCGAAAAACTCGGCTTCGACGCCGCCATCGACTACAAGAACGAAGAGCTGGCAGCAGCCCTCAAGCGGGAGTGCCCGAAAGGCGTCGACGTCTATTTCGACAACGTCGGCGGCGACATCCTCGATGCGGTGCTGAGCCGTATCAGCGTCGGTGCCCGAGTGGTGATCTGCGGCGCGATCAGCCAGTACAACAACAAGGACGCCATCAAGGGACCGGCCAACTACCTGTCGCTGCTGGTCAACCGCGCACGCATGCAGGGCATGGTCGTCACCGACTACGCCGCCCGCTACCCCGAAGCCATGCAGGAAATGGCCGGATGGCTCCAGAGCGGTCAGCTGAAGAGCAAGGAGGACATCGTCGAGGGGCTGGAAACCTTCCCCGAGACGCTGATGAAGCTGTTCACCGGCGGCAACTTCGGCAAGCTGGTGTTGAAGGTCTGACCCGTTCCCCAGCTATTCTCGCGTTTCAGCCATAGCCTGTAGGGCCGGATTTATTCAGCCACGAAATGCGCAAAGCCGAATAAATTCGGCCCTACAGGTCTTGCGGCATTAACGTTATGACCGGGAAACAGGCTCAAGCTCAG